TTTAGTGGTTTTCTATGTATTAAGTATTCAATGACCACCCTTTTTCTTTATTAGCATTTAATATAAACTACGCATCTACTAAGTCATCTATAGGTTTAGGGATCTTTTCTGTAAAGTCTTTACCTTGAGTCCATTTCCATAATTTAGTTTTCCTTAAATCTTTATCATTAAAAACGTCATCTTGGAAAGCCTTTACCATATAATGTTTGTTTGCATTACCTTTTCCAGCTAATTTCTTTACGTGAGATGGTTGGTATATTGAAATATTTTCTACACCCCAAGCATTAACTATTTCATTTCTTAAAAATGTATTATACTGAACTATGTCAATAAATGAGTTACCTTTTGAACCATACGAAAAACCTTCTAATGCAATCTTATGGTTTTCGGTTCCATATAATGTTATTAAAATATTTGAAATTAAGTCGGCTATATTTTGACCATCCGTGAGTTTTTCCCGTTCCCTAAGTAAAAAGTCTTTATCTTTTACTTGTCTATAATACGGAAATCCTAATATTGTTTTATCATCTACTAACTCTTTGTGTATGGAGAACGCTTTAGGTATTTTTTTACCAGCATCATCCCATATTCTATTTCCGTAATTGAAAAATGTAATAAATGTGTATTTGCCTTTATGGTCCTGTGTGCAAGTACCTGGGCTGTTTAAAGAGAAGTCTATACCTGTGTAAATCAATTATATTAAATTATAGCCTCTTACCTAATACCGCACCTAATGCAGCACCAATTAATCGACTGGTTAATAAATCATATAAAGCACCCTTTTGGATACCTAGTACTTTTGCAATTGCTTTTCCTACAGATTTTCCTAATGCAAAACCGGTGAGTCCACCTAAGACAGATCCTAATATACCTTCATTAATAATCTCTTCCATAATAATCTCTAAGTCTTTACCATTATTATGTTCTTCCATGATTCTATCAACTGCATTATCAATTGCAGCTTCTTGTTCTTCTGTTAAATCATAAGATTCATTTAATAGATTTTGTATGTCTACCGATTCATTATGGTTTTCAGTAAGATAGTCTTTAAATGTTTTCATTGCTTTTCTATTTGTTTATATATTAGACAAGATTAACCTTAGTTTCTAAAATGTTATAAGTAAAGTTAATATCAAAGGTTTGGAATTCTATTGTGTTACTTGAGAAATTTAAATCTAATGCGCTTACACCTGTCATTATCATATCTTTCATTTGGCAAGTTACAAAAATATTACCATCCCCGTCTATCATTTGTAAGCCTATACCTTCAGGCACAAATGGATTTTTTCCACTTTGCTTATAATAGTATTCAAATACTTCAATAGCCATCCAGTAATTTACCCAACCATCAAATGCTTGCATAGTTACAGTTAACTCTTTGTCAAAAAGTTCTTGCTTAGGTAAGCTGGTTCTAAATCTTCTGGTGTTACCTGGAAAATCATTTTGTGTTACTGGGTCAAAGCTAGGTCCTGGTAAATTCATTGACTGTATACCATAATTAAAATAGTCAATAGGTTCTTTTATCATTGCACCTGGCATTCTATTTAAGTATGGTTTATATTTATCTGAAATTTCCTTAGGTATAAAATTTCTAGGAAATTCAAATTTAAACTGATTATTTCTTGCGCTTAATATCATATCCTATTTATTATGAAATTCGCCTAAAGCTGGTTGGGAAGCTTATTGCATTTTTTGTTGTATTAAAACTTTGATTAGCTCTAGCCGATTGTCTAAAGAATCTTCTATACCTAGCCTTTGATTTAGCTTGGTTAGCCCTAACCGCTAAACTCATTACTTGCAGTTTCTTTTTTCTAGCAAGATCCGCTCTTAATTGAGCATTTCTAGATTCTTCTATTGCCAATTCAGCCTCGGTACTTCCTAACTGATTTGATAGAACCTCAACCTGATCTGCTAATGCAATATTAGAATTTTCTAAAGCTATAATAGTTGAATTTAATTCTTCTATAGTAGATAATAACTCTGCTTGGTTTGCTTCATAATTTAATATCTGTAATTGCAATCTCGCAAGCTCATCTGAATATAAGGCAGCTTGTGCTTCCATTTTGGATGTCATACTTTCTTGTGCTGCATCGGTTAAGCCTAAGAATGTACCTGTATACAATACACTTTCGTCGCTAACACCATTTACATCTTCCATTCTAGTAGAGATATAAAAGTTATTATTATCTAAAGATAAAATCTTTTTTGAGCTTTCTTTGTCTATTCTAAATAATACTTGCCCTTGTGATAAATCGACGTTTTGTACCTGTGTCCAATTAGGAATTCTAATTTCATCATTTTCCCCAACAAAAACTAAAGTAAGGGTACCTACATTACTAAGATCTATTGGTGACTCAGCGGTATTAACGAAAGCCGCAGCTTCATTAGGGTTTTCTTGTTTTTGATTAGCCGGATCAACAGGAACAGACCCTACGGTATCATCATATAAAGTAAAGATAATATAATCATCAAAAGGTGATATTCGTATTGTACCATCACCGTTAGGTAAAGTTCTAGCATTAGGATCTAATACTACAAATCTCTGAAAAAATTCTTGGTAAGGTTTAGTGGTAGATACATTTGTTGAAACTCCAATAGGTGCAGTTGATACCAATGGTATTGACTTTGCCGGTTTTGTAAATGCGCTAACTCTTTCTACCTTTTTATTCTGTTCCGCCATTGCTTTCTGTTATTGTTTGTATTTTAGCTGGAGATATTGCAGCCTTTACATTTAACTTATCTCTAAATGAAGTTACGTATTTAGTTTTTACTACCATTTTTTCAACCACCTTTTCGGTTGTTTGCCCAGGTAACCCAGCGCCACCTCCATTATTAACTATAATGTTATTACCATCATCTGCCGCTATCTGATTATATACATTAGCCACAGTAGGAACAACACCTAAATTTATTTTCATTAAACGCCTACCATATTTCTTAACATCAAATGAGGTTAATTTAGCTTGCTTAATTATTTGCGTATTATTTGCTCTATTATAAATTCTTAGAACATAATTAATAGTAAAGGATGCAGCAACAGCACTATTTAAAATAATTGGCCTAAATAATATTGGTTCATTAAATTGTGTAGTCTGAGTAAATACTTGTGTACTAGTTTTTGTAAAAATTGTATCTATCTGTTCGCTTACATTAATTTCATGAAATACTATATTGTCTAATCCACCTGACTCGGCATTTAATTGCATTATAAAATCTTGAAATGTAGAACCGGTAACTTGGCCAGATAATTCAAAATAATCTCCCCCATCTGATTCAATTACACTTGCATACAGATTATCATAAATATCTCTACTTGGTAATGTAACTGAATTAATTTCTTCAACGTTATAATAACTATAGCTATTTTCAATTATAGTTTCATAAATACCTGTTGCTTTAAATGTAATAGTAGGGGTATTTAAAAATCCTTGACCTTCTGTTAATTTATTTCCTAAAGAATTTGTATCTGTAGTAAGGTTAGGCGTATTATTCATAAAGAATAAAGATGGAACCATCCACTCTATATATGATGCGTAAAGTTTATCATTTATTAAAACTGGATCTGGATTAAATACTGGAGTATCAGTCTTTAAGAAATTTATGGAAGATAAATTTAACATTACCCCATCTCTCCTTGGAACTAGCGTTTCAAATATAATACCGTCATATCCTGTAAAAGAAAACCCTGATATAAAATGTACTCTTATTTTATCATATGCAATATTTTGCTCTGGTGAAAATGATTGTAATAAATTAGCAGTATCAGTTAATAAAGGATCAAAATCATTATAAGGTACACCTATGTCGGTATCTAAATAAGCATACTGAGTTTTATTTTTGTTGATTGCAGCAGCAGAAATATCTGTATAATTACCTATCTCGGCTGAAACATTACTCGTATTAAATAAATAGCTACCACCTGTATGACCATCCCTCATTATATCTATAGGGTAATCAGCAGTATTAAGTTTGGTTGGATTAGATTGACTAGTATAAATATACTCTAATAATATTCCGTCCGATAATTGTAAAAATTTAGATGATTCCATTTTTTTATTTATTTACCATTGCAAAAACTTAGGGGTGTAATTTAAACCTACACCAACATAAGGTGCAAATCCATTACCGCTTAAACCAACACCTAGTTGTAATCCTAGTCCTAATGTTTTTCTATTTTGATATTGCAAATCTTTAAATGCCTTACTTCTTTGATCAATTAATATTCCTTCAGCACTATTAAAAGTAGTACCAGGATAGTCTGTTGAAAGATTTACAAATAATTCTTTTGTTTTATTATCTCTTATTAGCGAAGCAGATAAAAATATATTTTGCTTTAGGTCAATAGTTGCATTACCAAAGTCTATAGAAGTTTTGCCAATTTCATACGGGACAAAAACTCCTACTTCTCTAAAGCTTTTCCCCCAAGACGCAGTATCCGAAAAAGTTAACGCTGAATTAAAATTTCCTACTATTGTATCAACGACAGCCACAGGTACTTCTTTTATAACTTCCTCTATTACGGTTTCCGTTTTTATTACCGTTAATGGTGGCTTTCCTTTTTCGTATTCTAATTCATCTTCAATTTCTTCTAATGATAAATTTAAAGCTCGTATCTCTGCGGCTGCATTACCATTTTTATCAATATAATTTTCTATTGTATCTAATGAAGCTTTCCAATTATTCTCAATTCTACTTGCTTCACCTTTGGCCTCGTCCGTTGCTTGACATTGTCTTAGTAATAAAATACATAACACTACAATACCTCCTAGTAAAAACATTCTTGTGTTTTTAGGATCAGTAAGTATTCCTATTATGTTTTTTAAAATTATCATAATCCTTCTTCGTAGATTTTCATTAACTTATATGGGGTAACATTGCTTTCTCCATATTTTTTAATAAGCTTATCCATAAACGCTTTCTCTTGGTTTTTCATAGTGTCTAATTCCTCAAAAAGATTATCTCTTTTTTCAGCTAAACTTACAATACTTTTTTGCATAAGATCAATAGATGTTTCTATTTGCTTATATCTATCTACAAAATTAGTTAATTCTTTTTTCTCTTTTTTTGTCATTTTTTATTATTTAAATATTATGATGAAGCGATAGGTGCCATGTTATAATTAATGTTATTTTCCTCACCGAATGTTATGAAGCTAATAGATCTTAATGACCACCCTTTTTGTATCACAACTCCACCAGCAGCATTATTACCATTACCACTATAGAAAGTTTTTTGTCCCATGTTACTAAAGCTAAAATTATAAAGATTAGTTTTCATTATGTATGTAGAAGGACTACCCCCAAAGTTAATAATATCAGCTTGGTCTGTTTCAATAAACCCAGCGGTTTTTTGTGTTATAACACCACCATTATCCATGTTTTGATAGAAAATATTTAATTTACCATATTGTTCCGCGACTCTTACTGCTCCAGTGAATGCAAATTTAGATGGCATCGTATTAACCTCAAGTGTAACTTGCTGACCATGAATCATAGAATCATTATTAAACATTAATCTTAACTGCGCTTCCCAATTTCTTTGGTCTGGCTCAGGCATAGAATTAATAGCAATCGCATTATTTACTGGCGTAAATGTTCCAATGTTAACTTGTATATAAGGAGATTCCACTGTAATATTATATACTCTACCGTTTACATTTGGAATATCCCACAGTGGATCAATATTTACTACTTGAGTACCGTTCTCACCACCAAATATTAAATTATTGCTAATCTTAGTAGTAGTTCCATCTACCCTAAAACTCTCTTGTGAAGGATTTTCCTTTGTTCCACCTGAGGCTGAAAACTGAGGAGGTACAGTTGCATTAGTTTTGTTAACAAATAATCCTAATCTATTACCTCCTAGTACACCAGGATTATACTCAGGCTTACCTATGATTACTTGATCAAAACCATCATTATATTGTTGATATTGTACTCCGGAATCTGTATAGTAACTCTGTGCACCCATCTGCCTTACAACTGAACCACCAACTATAGGATTATCTGCAGCAGATACAGAAGTCCATTCATGTTTATATACAGGAGCATCAATTAAATTAGCAGGGACCGGTGTTAGTGATGCTCCCCATGTTTCCTTACCTCTATACTGAGTACGTCTATTAGTTCCATTTAACACTAAATTTATATTAGGGTAAATAGCGCTATCGGCGCCTGATGTACCTAGTGTTATATTTTCTGTAGCCTTTATGTTAATATCGCTACTTACACCTATTGCTAATAAATCAATGCTATTTGTATTTTGATTTGTTTGTAAAGTTATACCGCTTGCTATATCCACTTCAACAGAATTAACACCTGTAATTAAACTGGTAAGTACAGAGCTCTGCATTTTTGTAGAACCACCTCCGGTAGTATTAATATGAATATCCCCAGTTCCTGCCGATGTAAGATTAATAAAACCTGTGTTTATTGTATCTAATGTAATGTTGCCATCAACAACTAAAACAGCGCCTTGGGATTTTATATAAGCATCAGATTGTGCAATAAGTTGAATTTGGCTTGAAGCCACCAAATCTATAGACCTGGCCTCCGCTACTAAAAACCCATCGGCTGCTGTTGATGGTGGTATAATAATATCATCACCTCCCATCTGAAGGCGGGTAGTACCACCAGCACCAATAGTATTTAAATCAAATTTACCTTTTTGTGAACTACCTAAAGGGTTAAATGAATTAACCGTAACAGCATAATTAGAATTAAAATAAGATGAACCAGAACCACCTTTAGTACCAGTGACATATTCAAAACCTGCACCTGATCTAAAAGACTGTCCTCTTTCAGCCGTTTCTACATTAAACCCAATAGTATCAGTACTACTACCAACACCTGTTGGTTGTTTAGGTACCGATATATTTAGAGCATCATCAGAAGTTAGTCTTATTTGTGCTAACTTAGTGTAATCAAGTTGCTCAAAGTTTTCACCTGCCTCAGTTCCGCCCATGAACCGTATAGCGGCTGCACCAGTATTTTTTTGATGTAATAAAAAACTAGTATTAGATGAATCAAGTGTACCAGCAAAGGCATCTACTATTCTAAAGTCTGTTGTTACATTTACACCATTAGGATATGTCTGAATATCATCTGGGCCTGCAATACCAACAGCAAAGGTAGGTACACCTTGGTTGTCTGTAGAAATAGTCTGAGACCCTTGCGGCATCATCGAAGGATATCCTACGTTTTTTGCATTTTGTGAATAATTATTAGGTGCAACCCCGCCTGGGTTTCCTGGGTTAGGTGAATTACCAAATTGTGATAATCCTACCGATGCACCAGTTGGACCTTGTGGACCTAGAAGGCTAATGGTCGTAAGTACCCAAGCAGAACCATCATATTCCCAAACATCACCGTTAAATTGAAGATAATAATCTGCCTTTAGCGGAAGTAAAGTTGGTGGAAAGTTATTTGGGTTCTTTCCTGGACCTGATACTGAATCATCTTCATACCACTCACTACCTCTTTCTCCTCTACCGCCTATTGGACCAGTAGGTCCTGCTGGTCCGGCTGGACCTAGCGGCCCTCCACCATTAAGGAGCAATTGATCAAAATTAAAATTAATCTTATCAACCGCCTGTGAAACCGTATCCGATGCAATTAATTCTTGTATGGTTATTGCCATTTCATCATTATTTTTTAACTATAGTAATGCTAAATCCAAACGATTCAGTAAAACCCTTTCTTTTGTTATATATTAGGCTAAGATCAAATGGATTTGTATTTAATAATTTTGACCCAATTGAAGTATTAACAGTTAAACCATTTTCTACTTTACCTGCATTATCTAATTCAGCAGTAGAATAATCTAAAGGCGTCTTAGCCCTGGTACTCTTGACATAAAAATCAACAGTATCTAATTTATATAACTGTAAAATATTCTGAGTTATGTATCGCTCAACGTCATCATCTAATGTATCAATATCACCAAAGCTAAACTCAGGCTTAATATATTTTTTAAACTGTTCTTTAATAGGACCAGATAAAAATTCAATTAATCTTTTCTGTATAAACATATAGAATTCAACCGAAGTTTTATTTTCCCTGGTCATAAATGTTCCTTCTATTAAACTAGGTTGTTTTATTGCATCTTTAATTGCAACAGGTTCATGTAAAAATGTTTCAAGTGTAATTTCTTGTGGAACTTTTAAGTATTTAGAACCTAAGAAAGATTTTTTCTCAAGCATAGCTCTTGTACCTATAATAGATTCAACTTCAGATTTATCTATACTTTTTCTAAAATAAGAAGGTTCCCAGTTTGAAGAAAAGATATAAAAATCTCTTTTAGCTATACCTATTTCATTAATGAGAGGGTATAGACTTAAGAATGCGTCCTCGGTGGATAGCTCTAATATTGTAGAAGGATCTTCTTCATTTACTTTGTGGTAAAATAAATTTTTTAGTTGTCCAAAATTTTCAACATCAGAACTATTAAACTGAGTATTTTTATATCTACATAAAGATTTTACCTTTTCTTTATATACCCCGTCGTCTGCAGGAGGAATAAAAATAAACTCGGCATAAGGATCTCTAAAATAAAACAATTCTTTAGTGGTTGGTTGATAAGTACCTGCATGTCTACCGATAGGTGTTATTCTTGGTTTTGTCTGAAGCGATAAATCATAACCTATAACATCAGTAAGATTAAATTTAGTAGGTTTAGCCGGATCTGGTAATCTTCCTATATAAATTGACTTTAAAATGTCAGCCTGTGCTCTAAGCTCTATAGAAAAAGTTTCTGCCATTGTACCATCAGGCGAAAGAACTCTATTACCGTCTTTATCAATAGTTTCATATATTATTCCTGGCGCACCTTCATTAATAAATCTAAACAATGTAGCAAAACCAACATCATTTAACCTAGATTCGTATGTATTAAATCCACCACCTACAACAGTATAATTTGCACCTTTTGCTTCAATTATAGTTGGCTGTAATCCACCTGGTACAAAATTAAAACCGTTTTTTGTAATAGTTTTAGCAAATAACTGAGTATCACTTATGACTTTAGTAATGTCTTGGATAATATAAGTATCTATACTAGGCGCTGTACCAACTTCCATTCTTATAGAATTAAAAGTACCATCAGCACCGATAGTAACATCACGTAAAAATCTACTTTCATTTCCATCAGAATCACTAGTACCTTGTATTAAGAATGCCTCCACTGATCCGTTCCAACCTGATGCACTAAAATTAATTGCACCTTGTAAAGGACCATTTAAATAAACATAATCATTACTAGGATTTATTGATGGCTCACAATCATCTGGTGCAGGCTTATTGTTAAATAAACTTTTATAAGAATACAATGTTGTTCGGTCTATACTCTGGTCGCCTGCGCCATTTATACAATCATTTTCTAATTGTAAGAATATCATCATAACAACAGTTTTCCATTTATCATTTTTTACAAATTTTACCTGAGTCTCTGGTTTATTTGGTGCATTAGGTATCATCATAACAGAAAATCTATAATCATTAAATCTGCCATCATTAACATATTTTAAAGACCTAGCATTAAAATTAGGTATAGCTGAAGGATCTGCTTTTGTTTTTGCAATAATCCTAACACCTCTCAAAAATGCTTCAGCAAAATTCTTTTCATCACCACCACTAAACCTACCATATCTTAACTGTCTATCAACAGTATTTGCAATATTACCAACAGCTCCAGTAGTAAATCTGTCAATAATAAAATAATCATTAAAATAATCTCTATTAACTTTTTGAAATGTACCTGGTGAATATGTTGCACCAGTTAAAGGGTTATCTTCTGTTGAGTCAACTGGTGCATTATCGATATAACTCCATGAACTTTTTATAGCGTCATTGTTAAAGTAATATGGAAATTCACATAAGTAATACCACTCATGCGTAAACCCTTCTGCATCTTGACCTAAAGTATATTTAGACGGTGCAAAATTATTTTGGCTAAATGCTTCATTAACATTTAAACTATAAGGTAAGTTTCTAACATTCTTACCATCATTTAACCAAGACCATTTATTAATATATGGAATAACCCTAGATGCTACAGATTGCTGTCTTAAAAAATTCTCTTCTAACCTATCATATTCTGAAGAAATAACAGTATCAAAATCTTCATCAGGATCAGCATCCCTAAGTAACCCTACTAATTTAGAAAATCCACCAGCGCTATAAAAATCTCTAACATTAGGATTTGCACTAATATTTAAATAATCGCCAGTCGCGTTTTGTACATTATATTGATCGTATTCATAATTTAATTCACCCATTTGGCTGTACATAGTACTGAAAAAATCATAATCAAAATCTCTCATAGGAAATATTGAAAATCTACCAAACGAAGGTTTATAATCAGAATATAATGCTACCTGACCACTGTTGGTAACATTTATTTGATTATCATTTAAAGTTATTATAACATACTCATCAACATCTTTATAACTTGTAACAGTTCCTGCATTATTTTTTACAGGGTTTTCTAAATAAGGAACCCAATCACCTATTTCGGCATATCCGTTTTTTGACTGAATCCAATTACCTAAAACAAATCTATCTTGATCGCCATTAGCAACTCTTAATAAAGAAGAGTTTACATCATTACCACCAACAAAGTTTTTATTATCATCTACTATTGTAGTAAGTGGGTATGTTACAAGATTGTTTATTTGTAAAGGGTATTCAAAGTAGTTAATTTTAAAATTAAGTCTATTAAATCTACTTCCACCAAACCTAGATTGAACATACACAGTATCATCATTATAAGATGCAACAAAGAATCTTTTCTCTGGAGATATACCTTGGTTTATGGCATTAGTTAATGCTTTGGCAATTTCTTGGGGAGTTCCGTACGGATTAAAAAATTGCATTTTATTAGATCCGGGCGTTGGCGCCTCTAATGAAGTAGCAGCAACTTCCCCTACTAAATCTATACCATCATAAAATGTAATTTTTAAACCGTCTATTAATTCATTATCAATTTTAAAGTAGGAAGTAGCTTTACCTTTTCTTTCAATAATTTTTGCATCAGCAAAAGTATCGGGCTGCTTAAACCCAGTAAACTTAGATACATCAACAGTAGTGTCAAATAATCTAACTTGATTATCGCCCCACGTTGAACCTTTTTTAATTGTATGAAAATTATCTTCCTTATCTTTTACATAAAAGATTGATTCAACTTCGTCTACTCGTTTAGGCGTAGGAAGTCCTGTAACAGTTTCAGTTTTTGCAGGGTCAAAGAAAAGTAAAACACCTGCACTATTAGATATTTCAAATGGTGTATTTAATTGCTCGGAAACTTCAGTCACTGATGTTATTTTAGGTAACTGCGTTTTTTCTGTATTTTTATAAAAGCCTTCACCTGATATATCAAATAAACCTTCCTCTACTTCATTAACATATAATCCAAAATATCTGTTCATTGAATAATCAGAAGCAGTTTCATCAGTAAACAGAAATTCCATATTAATTAAATTAGCAACCAAAACATTATTTCTCTCAAACCCTTCAGTAAAAAAGAATTCATTTTGTATAATAGTAGCGTCTTGTGTAACTATTCCATCATATGAAAAACTACCTGCTGAAGTAAACCCACCTTTAGCATAATTAATACCTGCCCATTGCATAGGCTCATCCTTTCTCCATGATATATTTAAAGGAGATGTCGGAAATGACTCTTGTGATCTATAATTTCTAATATAAGATCCTAATAAACTATCTGTTGTTAAATCAAAAGTTTTTATAGCTGTACAATTCTCTAAGACGTTTTTTGTAAATGCTGAAGAAGTTTGAGCTAAATCTGAATTTGTATTCTGTAATGATTCTTGAATATTATTAACCGCAGCTGGATTATCTATTCTGAATATTACAAACTTTTCAGGAATCTGTTCGTTTAGCCATATAGGGGCTAACATTCCTAGATCTTGTGAATATGAATTAGATGAAACTGACCTAGTACCAGCAGAATAAAACATTTCATACTGGTTTTGATACTGAGATAATACGGATATGTCTTGGTATTCTTGAAAGACTTCATATGCTAATTCCGCAGGAAACTTTCCACCTTGAAAGAATTTCCAAACATCCCTATCATAAGTATCCTTACCACTTAATTTAAAGGCTTTAAATGTAGAAGATGATAATTCTGTATTTGCACTAAATGATTCTAGATATAAATTATCACCATCACTAACCAACTTAACATTACCAGTTAGTTTAGGATTAGTTCTAGCTATACTATAGGATGCTTTATCAAATAAATTTTCAGCCATTTAATTTTCACTTTTTTTATTTATTCACAAAACGGTTAGTGAAAATTAAACTCTTATTGGACATTCCCATTAAAATTACTACCGCCATCAAACATATCACCAGTAAATAAACCTTTATTGAAGCCACCGAAGGAACCTCCGCCACGACCTCCTCTTCTTACAGGCTGATTGACTCTAGTCTGTGTAACTGATGGGCTTAATTTTGTTAATACTTTTTCTAAATCATTTAACCCTTTAGTTACTGTTTTTGTTGGGAATACATTTATGTTTAATTTATTTGATCTATATTTTGCAAATACCTCAATGTCATACTGATACGGGTCTTGATTATTTGGATATACATCAAATCCTATTTTCTTTGCATAGGTTAAGTTTGTAGTAGATCCGGTAGAATCACCGCCAATATTACCAAGACCACCGTCAGCTCCGGAACCTGTTCCAAAATAATCAGTCATCCTATATTGGAAAACCATAGGTATGTTTATTGAATTAGATTGTCCAAATTTTATTGATTTACTTGATTGAGCAGAATCTCCACCTGTTTGTAAATTTTCATGATCATCAGCTGATATAAAAAGATAAGATCCACAGCTTTGTTTTCCTAATGTATATTGATCAAAGTTTTCAAACGAAGATTTAATATTTCTACTATACCCAGCACCGCTATTAACTAGATTAGGATCACCTGCTTGACCTAATGTTGGAATCGCAGTAATAGATGGACTGGCTTCTAAAAACTGAGTATTAGGCCAAATCACACCACTAAAATCTGCTGAGTTAGATAGTGCTGTTAAATCAATAGTATTTTCATTTAAATAAATTGCTTGTGATTTACCTAATAACGCATCGGATGTTAGATTTATGAATCTTGATTGTCTAAACATAACATTCGCGGTTCCATTACCACCCGAAGAAATAGATGTACAAGCGATTCCTCCTGCTGGGATTGTAGCTGGCAATACAGTATTACTTGTGTCACCAGTTAAAGTCTCATAAGCTTTCTTATATGCTACATAACTCTGTACCCATGGGTGAGTTATTTGTACTTCTAATATATCATCACCAGGACCTACTGGGTAAGTACTAGCGGAATAAGGAGTTCCATCATCATTAAAACCACCACCCCAAATAAACTCTCCAGCTACAGTTGAACCAGTTGGGTTATTTCTACCGAAGAAGTTTTCGGCAGTATCCAAGTTAAATGTAAAAAAGGAATCACCTGGTCTTCTATAACTGTAAAAGTCCTCTTCAGATGAAACGTCACTAAATCTACTATTTATAAATTGGTTTTTGTTTTGCGTTGATTGAAATGGTGCTAAAGAAGTAGTTTGACCATATCTTGTTGCGCCTTTTACATCAGGGTTAGATAATACGATAGGGGTAAGATCGTATTTTCTTATTGTATTATAATCCGAATCATCAGTTTTAAATGTTGGCTGATTATTACTTTGATTTGCCTGGCTATTATCTAACCATGAATATGTAGCAGGTAATATAGTAGTACCGCCTGTGATAGAACTAATATTACCAGCATAATTAGGATTTTCTGATTGCTTAACCATTCGGCTTCTGTTACCAGATATCCTGGAAATTAATCTTAATGTAGTCTGTTCATTATTTGCTAAATTAATAAAGAAGGTCTTAGATATAATAGCACCTCTTGGATCATCGAGATTTTGTACTTCCTGTGCATAGAATCCAGCGAATACTTTTGTTACTGAATTTCGTTTTAGATTTTGTACATTACCTTGATCATCAATTAATGTAACCACTAAATTACCTTGTGCATCCGCGAGTAATTCTTGGAATAAATCTAACTGAGCTTGCATCTGCTGTAACTTAGTAAATAAATCAATAGGTGTTTGGTTCTCTGATAAAAATCCTGAAGCAATTACTGGACTAGAATGAGCAAAATAATTTTCATTAGCAACAAAGGAAGTACTTAAATGTTCCTGTATTCCCATTTCATTTAGATCTTGCTCTAATGATACTTTAGCTAAATCTTGTTGATTTTGATTTATGATAGCCTCTGTTGCATTATCAGAACTAAGATCAGTAGGAAATGAAAGAATAACAGAATTAGACCAATCACTTTCTAGTGGGTTTGATGGCCATCCTGCTTCAGATATAGATTTAACCTGAACTTCAACCTTTTCGCCTTTTCTAATAGGAATATCTAATTGATTAATATTAACAGCATCTGCGTTATCATTGCTAATCTCAACCCACTGATATACTCCAGTTAAAGAACTTTTAGCTCTAGGTCTTAGCGTACTTTCTACAATGTTATAATTTGAAAATGCACCTTGTGTATCACCTGATCCATCCTTAAAAGTAAATTGGTCTACAGGGTTAGCTGCGCCATCATTTGATAGATATCGGTATCTAGTTTTAAACTTAACAATGGATTGTAATCCAGTGGCAGGAGTTGATTTTTCTTCTGGCATTGCCCAAAAGCCACGAGCTCTATATTTAGGAGTAATACTAGACACTGAGTTATCTTTAGCTTTAGCATCTATTTCCTTAACGACTGAAGCATATAATTCAGCCTGAGATGACCTCTCTGTAATTAAACCTTGTAATGCATTTTTATCAGCGTCTCGCTCTACCTCTGTTTTGTAGTTAGTAGTTTGTATTTTAGTTCTACTTTGAGATATAGCACCATCCAATTCTTTTAATGTAGCTTCTATTGTATTTTTCTGATTATTAAGATCAGTAAGTTCAACTATTGAAGATGACTCACTTACTTGACCATTAATTAATTTAACTGAAAAGTCACTATCATTTAAAACAGGTGCATTAGGTTTAACGCCTTCTCTTGTTGTTGGTATTTTATCATCAGCAAAAGAAAGAAGCATTGAACCAAAATCTATTGCGCTTTGTTGGTAATATTCTGAAAGAGTTTGTTCAACACCATTAGCATTAATCGTAGTCAATGTATTGGTATAATATCCACTACCTGGGGACCAATTAACAGCAGGTATTTTGGAGTTAGGGTCAATAGGCTTTACAAAGGTAATACACCTTTCATTAAATCCAACTGTAACATCAACTTGAACATTATCTTCTAATGCAGATGCAATCTTTAATACATCCGCCCCAATCCTAACAGGATCAGAACCTTCAACTAATTCTATTATAACTGTATTTGTACTGGAATCAACATTTGTTACTTTATATCTGGTACTTATTGGATTAGACATAACCTCTAAACTATCACCTACTGAAAGTTGAACAGTGTCATCAAAATCAGCCTCTGTATCGGTGTAAAAAATCTTATTTAGTTTATATTGTTTCCTTTGTGTCGTCACGGTAGCACCGTTTACTACATCAGTAGAAGTAACGTCCGATATTCTTAGTACACTAAAGGTTCCAGTATATCTTTTAACCCTTGGCGGCAAATCTACAACATCTTCATCTAGTACGTATGAAACATTTCTCTCAACAATTTGCTGTAAGAAATCATCATAATTTATATCAGCTCTACCATTATAAGTATTATTAAAAAAGTTAATCTTACTCTGTGTATTGGTATTTAGTATGTATCTTTGGATTATTGCTCTTTCAGTATCTATAGGTACTTGGCCTGTTAAATCAAATGATACATAAAGAAGAGGATTAATTAATTCTTCAAAAAACCAATTAGGCTTAATATTAAAATTTTCAATTGAATTGATTGAAGTTAAATCTTGTGCCTCTGTTGGTAATTTAGCTAATACTAACTTTCTAAAAGTACCGTCGGATAATCTTATTGAACTATTTTGGCCACCAACATTTGTAATAGTATCAATATTATTCTGTAATCTATCTACTGAATTCTTAAGGAATCCAAAACTAGGAATAGTTACTCTTGAATTGGTTCCATCATTATTTTGTATATTAATAGTTACCGACTCATTACTTGAAGTTATGGCCTGATTAACCTTCTCAAAACTTTCTAAAGAATTATTAAAAAGTCTAAGAAGCTCCGGTAGCATTGTTGATATTGAATTGTTTTCAGCCATTTATTTTTCTTCTTTCTTTTATTATTTATTTAAAAATTTAGAATACCTTGCTCTGTACATATAAATTCTATTATAGGCCTTTTAGAAATTTCTGAATTTGGAATAACTCCTACTGAAACTCCAAATGAACCATTATTAAGCCTACTTGGTGCATCAGTCCATACTCTTATATTTCGTGAACCTATATCCAAATTGTTATTAAAAGCTAACCTAAAAGTTTGACCAGTTTTCCACTGTATCATAGTGTCATCTATATAAATATTTAAATCCCCGCCTGCTTCATTAACAGTATCTAACCTCATCATGTTAGTATAGTTAACTAATTCAGTAAATACTTGCGGAACCGCTACATTTAAATTTAATGGATTTAAAGCATCTATAACTATTTCACTAGAATCAAACGGTATTACAAATGAATACTCTTGTGTAGCTAATGATAATGTTATTAGATTAGGAGTATTAGTATCAACAGTTATACCAGGACCTTGTCTTACAACATCTGTATTATACTGTAATGATACTGGTACATTGCCATTTGCTAATCCTTGTATCTCGTCAGAGTTTTTAGCAATAAGATCAAGTAATACAGTGTCATTGGCAAAAGCTAAGTTTGCATTATCTAATTGATCTTGGACACTTGTGATTTGTGCTTGTAAAGAAGTTAGATCAGCTACATTAGTTATTTGATTTTCTAATGCTTGAACCTTTTGATCTAATGTAGATATTTCTAATTGCTGGGTTTGGAATATTTTTGCTGATTCTTGTAACTGTGCAGTCGCTTCACTGAAGAGCTGCATTGAAAATGTATTATAGTCATTAACAATTGTGTCGATGCCGGCCGTTCCTGGCGAAGCATCAAATCGTAAATTGATTTTAAATCCATAACTATTTCCATTTTGCCCTGTAACTTTATTAGGTTTATATTTAGGGTATCTTTGAATATAACCACCATCTGTTGTTGGTGTAATATTATCTACTAATAAAATACCATAAAGGTTAGTAACAGTATTTGCAGTGTTACTAGTATCTACCATATCATAATAAACTAACACGGCGTTAAATTCAAATGTACTTGCTAAATCAGTTCCATTAAATTGTGCTATTGTAGCAATACTAGGATCAGTTATTATCTGTTCATAATCATTAGGAGTAAAGTCAACTGAAATACCATCTAATTGGTTTCTAACATATGCAGATCCTTCAAAGCCAGGAGGGTTTCCATAATCAGCCTTATACTTTCTTATGTTTATATTGGCACTATTTGTAAATGTATTC